TGTCATAGTCAAATCGTTCCAAGATAATTTACCTTTGATTTTTCTATAAGTGTTAATATGATTTAATTTAATTTCTTCCTGCGAGAATCCGACTGATGAGATGGACTTGATAGTATACGATGGAATACCGTCTACATACATGATAAATCTATTCTGTACTTTCGGTTCGAAAGCGGTAAAGAAAATTTCGTTGGGATCTAATACTGCCATTTTGCGTTATATTAATTTTGTTCTATTATAAATATTCAATTTTTAAACTCTTACGCTGGGAAAGTAGCTCCTGTTGGTAATACATTGAAATCTAACAAAATGTATTCAGCTGTTTTAGTTGGTTGTAAGTAGATTTGACCAATCAATTGGTTTCTATCAATTACATCAGCTGTGTTATTGCTATCATCCATAATTACTTTGAACGCATACAAACCTTGGCGTTGTTGAACTGATTCTAAGTAAGGGTTAACTTGGCTTAAGAATGCATTTCTAGTAGCGATAGTATTTTGTTCGAATACTAAGTTATCTGATACTTGAGAAATGTATCCTTTAAGTTCAATTAATAATCTTCTAACATTTACACGATCAAGAGCGGTTGCTTTTTTCTGTAGTGTTTTCTGTCCAAATACTACTGTTCCGGCTGATGGGAATGAAGCAATTGGGTTTACTTTTCCTTGGTATAAAGTATCTCTATTAGCTTGAGACAATTTTCTTTCAGGACGTACTACTGTAGCTAATCCACCTCTATTCAAACCTGCTGGAGCGAACCATGCTTCACCTACTCTATCATTGTAAGCATAAACACCTGGGATCATTGTTGAAGCAGGAACCCAAACTAAATCTCCAGTATTTGGATCAGTAGTTTGTAACCAAGGAGCATAACAAGCAGCGTAGCTAGAATTGTAATTTGAAGCTGCAGATGTCATTGTAGCTAAGGTAGCACCATAATCTGAAGGATCTACTATTGCGATTGCATCTCCTCTAGATTGAACCATATTAATCAATTGAGTAATTTCAGTTGATGTGTTATCAATAATCAAACCAGGAGCTGTAATTACGTTAAATTGGTATTCATCTTGGTTGCTTAATAAGCTAATTGATTGAGTATAATCAGCTGATCTTACACCTTGGATGTTATTAGCACCTGTGATATTTTCATAATAAGCATCACTACCGTGGATAATATCACCTGTGGCATTTTCAAATGAACCACTAGCTACCGCTGGTAATGATCCTGTGTATCCGGTTTTAGCATTTCCACTATTATCAAAATAATTAACTGTGTTAGTTACAGAAGAAACGTATACGTATCTTGATTTATTAGGATAAGTTCCGTTTGCTTTAACATAAGGAACTGCTTCTGAAGCATCAATGGTGTTGTACATATCACCAATAGCTTTAGAAATGTAGTTAGGGGAAGTAGGGTCTAATGATAAATCTGACCATGTTTCTAATACTACTTTATCGTTTGTAGTATCATTACCTCTTCTAATTAATAAATCGAAAGTACCTGATGAAGTGTTGTAAGAAGGAACTTCCCATCTTAAGTTATCTGCTGAACCACTTTCTAAAGCACCATCGGTTTCAGAACCTGAACTGTTCATGATAGTACCTTGACTAATAGTTTTTAAAGTGAATGAAGTTACGTCAGCATCACTACCAGTAATAGTAGTTGAAGTAGCGGATGTAAATGAACCACTTTTAATTCTAGTTACTAATAATGAAGTACCTCCATTGTTAAAATAATTATAAGCTGAGATTGAAGTTAAAAATGTTTTAACTGCACTACCTGATTGGAAAGAAGAACCAAAGGTAGATAAATATTCACTATAAGAAGTAACTAATGTTGGGATTCCAACTGGACCTTTTACAGTAGGGCCGAGAATAGCGGCGCCAGCCTGTAAAGGTTGAGCAGTTACAGCTGATAGATCGTTTTCTCTAGCTAATACTCCAGGTGATAATAATGTTTCTGCCATTTTAATTTAGGTTATGTTTTATTATAAATATTATAAGTTTTTTCAAAAATCAGTTTCTATTTAAAGAAAACAAT